GGGGTTGTGTATAAGAGACAGGTGTGGATCAATATCTAGTTGTACATCTAATATTACTAGGAGAAGATTATTTAAGAAAAGAATATTGGGTGTAGCTAAGATATGTGCAGAATGTGGTCATGTTGATATCTTCATGAATTCATTTGGTAATTTAGACGAATATATTAGATAAAGGAGAATAGATATTATGTTATACACTTACGATTACGAACCAACACCTATTGAGACAGAGATTTTCTTAACTGATGAACCTATGAGATTATTATTACAACAAATAAAGACTCAGTTTGAAAATCCATCTAATAACAATAAGATTGATTATGTAGATTCATTTATCAACTCATATAGAGCATCTGTAGATCAAATAGAGACAGATGATGATGAAAATGAATTAGATAGATTGATTAGAGAGTTTATGAGTAAGATGTTGGAATTCTTTAGAGCATACTTAGATGTAGAATTTGTAGATGCTAGTAATTTAGATTACAGCACATTATTGGATAGAATCCATATGACATATAGGTATTTCATATTAAATATTAAACATAATTTCTCTGCATATTGTGGAAATATACTAGATAGAAATATGGATAAATATGTTAATATGTTAGAATCAACTAATAACCTTACAGAATCTAATTATAAGGTAAATTTAAGTGATGAGAACTTATCTATTATTCTGAGTAATATGTATACAATCATTGAAGATATCATTAGTTCTATGAATGGAAGTATTGATGATTTTATTAGATACTCAGATTATAATAACCCTAGATTAGAGACTCAGATAGTTGATGATCTATTTGACAACTTCCAATTAGTTGGAAACTTCTTAGAGAAATATTCAATGTGTGTAGACACTGGATTGAAGAAGGAAATAGAGCTAAAGCTCAAGAAAGAATTATTACACAGATATAGAGAACAGAATAAAGAATAGTTAAATATGTAGATATAGGTGATAATGCCTATATCTACATATACTGCTGTTTAATATTAAGGGAACATAGATAAATCCGTATATTCAATATATATAGACATATATCATTTAGGTGTAATTAAACATAAAAATATCTTAGCTGACCTAACGGCTTGACGGGGAGAAAGGAGAACTCTATGAAGTTCTTTAAGAAAGTTTCAAACACAACACCTGCAACAATTACATCAGCAACAAAGGCTGCCGCTTCGACTGCTAGAAAAGTCGAGACTTGCAAGAACATTCTTGCAGTCTACGGCGGCGTAAGACTTGTGTTGGATATTTTCAACGCAGTCAGGGTAGCCAAACTGATTAAGTCTGGCAAAATCGCACAGGGGGGGGACGGGTATTGGTACTACACCGATACCGATTCCCAGCAGCCTGATGAGGAAGGAGGTGATGAAGAGGAAGCCCAATAGGGGCTTCCTTTTTTTCTTCCTGTAGGACTTTATTCTGTGGATGACATCTATATAACATTTAATGATTATATTTTTTATACAGGAGGTATATGAAATGGACAATTTACAGGCGATTGATTGCAATAAGATTCAAATGGATTTGGATCACGAATTCTTAGATGGTATTCTAGGAATATTAAATTTTAAAGAAAATAGTGTGTTGAAGAATAGGAAGAATCTCACACTGATTTATAAACTAGTAAGTGCAATAGACCTTACTACAGATACTTATAATGAGCATCCTAAGTTGGTTGCTAAGATACAGATTATTAGACATACAATAGAAGCTATTTTAAATGAGAATTATCATAATCAGTCTATTATAGACTTATATGTCGCAGAGAGACCTGATAATAATATTCTAGTTAAGGAGATGATACCACCAGCTAGAAAAATAGAGATTTCATATGATGAAGCATTATTCATTATGGAGTCTATTAAAGATAGATTAAACTTTGGGTTTGTTTTATCATATCAACAGAAGTGTGCTGAGATTAGTGAAAGAATTATGTTAGATGGTTACGGCACACATAAAGAGTTAGCAGATACTCTTTATAACTTATCTGCAAATTATATTAAGAGAGCTCGTGAAGTTAGAGATGCTGAGAGTGAACAAACATTCTCATTGAATCCACCAGAAGGATTTGATAATGTTATCTTAGATACATTTAAGAGATTAAAGGATAAGAATAAGAAGTTTAAGACAGGCATTAGAATGTTAAATGGTATCTTAGGTGATGGATATAGAGCTAAGAGATTATATACATATTTAGCATTGCCTGGTGGTGGTAAATCATCAGTATTATTAAAGACTGCATTAGATATTAAAAAATATAATGCTGGTGTAATTCCAAGTAAACCAGGATATACACCTACTATATTATTGATAACTATGGAGAATGATGTAGATGAGACTGTAGAAAGAATCTACTCTATGGTAGTAGGTGATGAAAATTTCCCATATGATGAAGCAAATGCTGATGATGATAAGCAAAGAGCAGCAGTAACTAATGCTATCAAAAAATTAAAAGAAGATGAGTTTATGACACTCACCACTGAGAATAATATTGATATTGTGATTAAGTATTATCCTAACCAATCAATTTCTACTGATGATCTATATACGATTATTGATGATATGGAAGATGATAATCGTGAAGTTATTGCATTGATATTGGATTACATTAAGCGTATTAGACCAGCAAGAAAAGCTGATACTGAGAAAACTGAGTTAAAGAATATTAGTAATGAATTAAAGACATTAGCTAAGCTTAAAGAGATTCCAGTTATCACAGCACAGCAGTTGAACCGTAATACAGCAACTATGGTAGATCAAGCAACATTAAGTGGTAAACTTGATGTTGGTAAAATGATGAGTAGAGATGGTGTTGGTAGTTCATGGGAGATTATCGAGAATAGTGATGTAGTTATTATTATACATCAAGAAGTAATAGATGAAGAAAAAGCATATATGAGCTTTAAATTAGTTAAGAGACGATATAAGTGTGATGCATCAGTTGGGAAGTATAATAAGTTATTCTACTTCAATCAGCCATATGTGAAGTATAGTACTATTAAATTTGTAGATGATTTATACTTAGATCATGCAGAAGGATTAACTGATTTAAGTGCAGTATTAGGAGTTGAAGACACATATAAAGATCAGACAGATAAGGCTAAAGCTGTTAGAAAGAAACGTGAACAAGAAGCTGGAGCAACAGATAATCCTATGAAGCAGATAGAGAAGATTGATGCTTCATATAACGCAGTAGATCAATCAGAAATAGTTAAACCTGAGAGTGAAAAATTTATATTGAAAGAGGGTTGGCAAGATGATGAGCCTAAACCTACACCAGTAGTACCAACTCCAGAACCACATACACCTACAGAAGAGGAACTTATAGCAAATGATGGTGTTATAGATGGATATAGATATATGAAGTTGGCTGATGGTCGGATAGTAAGATCTCCAGATAATAGAAGTCTAATTCAAATATTAGACGATGAGAGGAAGAAAGAGAGACAACAGAAACTTCAGCAACAACAGGTTTAATACATACAATAGTAGGATTTTAGAAATTAATTAAGAAAGATATATTATTAACTGGAGTCACTATAAATAAAATAAATAATACGAAGTGATTTCAGGAAGGAGATTAGAATTATGAGTAAGAAGAACAAGAAGAAGGAAGACTTATCACTTTATGGATTAGCCACACATAAGGTGAAACTTAAAGAAGATAAGGAACCTAAGAAGAAAGCTAAGTATAAGGGAATCTATGATGTAAACCTTGCCAATGAACATGCGGATATATTAGAAGATTACCTTAATACAGTGACTCAGTTTTGTGTATTCACAAATATGTCTCGTAAGGAATACGAAGAGACTATTGAAGAATGGCATAAGATTATCAAGAATCTTAGAAAAGGAAACTATGATAAGGTTTACGATAAGGATAGATATATGAAATATATGCAAATGAAATAATCTATATAGATATCACTCAGTTATTGTAACTTAGCTTTGTATTAAGAGAAAGGAGAACTTAGTGTATGAAGGTGTATTGTTTCTATAAGAAAAAGACTAACGCATTATATGCATGGACAACATCCAAAACTATTAAGAAGTTATTTAAAATAGAGAGGAAGGATAAGTTGTTCAAATATACTGTGGAAGATATCAGTAATAGTAAGATTGATAAATTTAAGATGAGGAATAAGTCATTAGAGATTATCAAGATACCATTTACTGTTAAATCTAATAAGACATACATCTATGGAACCTATTCAGAAGATGATAAGGTTGGTAAAGTAATTGATAATATCAAATATCTATGTTCCTTTATAGAAGATGATATTCAATCTGAGCTACCTAACAAATTCAAGAAGGTTTCAAAGTTGTGTGAAGAACTCTCAGATATATTAAGTAATAGAGTTCGGATCAGTAAGTTCAATGTATTCGTACATCTGTATGGTAATATGTTCAACATAATCAACGCATTAAATGATGATACTTCCAATTAAGTGAAGTATCATCTTATTTAGTGTATAACAAGGATTATAATATTCTTAATTATTAGGAGGTATAGAATATGGTAGAACATATTAAGACAACAGAGGAATTATCAAAGAAATTGAAACCATTGTATGTAATCCATGATTACACAAAATCTCGTGAAAGATATCAGGAGTTTATTGATAGTATCTATGATATCGTCAGAGGGTGTTTTGAGTATCATAAGTTAAGAACTTATCCAGTTCATTTTAAGTTCTATGAAAAGGATAATGATGTACATACATTGGAATTGAGATATTTCCTAGTTAATATCATGTATTGGTTTCCATTTGTTGATGTACATGATAGACAAGGGTTGATGACTGATGAGACAATGATAACGAAACCAGAAGATGTTGCTGATATAGATAATAAGATTAATGATATCATTGCAATACTAATTGATTCTAATGTGAAGAATACTAAGATCAATAGTGGTGTATCATTATCATTACATAATATGAGATCAATCAGTGGTGAGTTCTCATTGATTATGGGATTAAAATATGATATGGTTGATATTGCTCATATGTATTTAAATAATCCAGTAGTTCATGATATGATGAATGTTAAATTTCCTGAAGGTGCTCAACCTAAAGAGATTGAAGCTATTCTTAATGATTCTGAGATTAAACTCATTAAAGCATTAAGAGAAGAACCTAGAAATATGATTGGAGTATTATTAAATGCTAAGGAAGGAATTAAACATAAGCAATTAGTTGAGATGTTTATATCTAAAGGATTGATTCCTGACTTAGATGGCAATACAATTCCTATGGCTATAGAGAATTCTACTATTAGAGGTGGATTATCTAAACCATCGGATATCTTTATTGATGCATCAGGTACTAGAAAATCTCTTATCTTAAATAAGCACACAATGGGTAAAGCAACACACTTTGGAAAATCCATGACTGAGCTTACTAGAACTATTAGATTATCTACTAAGGTATCTGATTGTGGTACTAGACATCATATCAAATACTATGTTACATCTGATAAATTCTTAAAGAAGATTGATAAGAGATTTTATAAGTTAGATCCTAGTGATGAAGAATACAAAGTTATCAATTATAAGAAAGATAAAGACTTAGTTGGTAAATTTGTATATGTAAGATCAATAGTAACCTGTGCACTAAAAGATGAGTTCTGTGCTAAGTGTTTAGGATTAACTGCTAATCTCAATTTTGATATTGCAGATGGTATTGGAGCATTCTTATCAGAGGAGTTAATGAAGACTATTGAGCAATCAGTATTGAGTGCTAAACATCTTCTTACAACATTCTCTACTGGTATTGACTTTAATATTGAATTCCATAGATTCTTTGATATCAATATTAATCAAATCCATCCATCAGTTGATGATAATAATTTCATAGATGACTTTGAGAATTATGAATTGTATGTGCCGAAGAATTCAATTACTAAAGTAGATTACTTAGATGATGATTCTGAAGTTAATACAATAATCAAAGGTGGAATATTCTATGTAATAGATAAATCTACTGGTGAGATGATTAAGATGCAAGAAGTTAATGCTAACGATCTCAATCTAACTAATGAGTGTATTGAATTACTTAAGCAGTATAAGTATAAGATTCCATTCACAGAATTAGATGATGATATTCCATTATTCTCTATGGTAATTGAAAATAATGAGTTAACAAAACCATTGTATAGATTGATGGGATTAATTTCATCAGAGAAAGATAATGGTAATGTATTAGGAACTAGAAGTATTGATAATGTTTGTCAGAAGTTATTAGAGACAATTATTGAATCAAATATTCCAGCATCTGCATTATCATCTGAGATTGTTGTAAATAGGTTATTAAGAGATAAAGATGACATTTATAAGAGAATAGATTTTGGTGGACTGAGGATTAAACCATACCAGATTATTTCTCTTAATAAAGCATTAACTAATAACCCATCACCATTAGCGGGATTATCATTCCAGAATATTCCTAGACAGATGAAAGCTACAGAGACTTATGATGGTACTAGAACTCAATCATCATGGTTAGATCCATTCTGGACAGAGAGATATGATACTAGAGCAGTTAAGAAAAAGATCATAGCTGGATCCAGAATCAAGAATAAGAAATAGAATAAAAATATACATCATTAGTTAGAGTACTTAAATACATATAATAAAAAATGAGTACTCTAACTAATGTGTAATGGAAAGGAGTTGGTCCTAGATGATTGACTACAATTCATTCATCATTGATGATGTCTTAGACATCATCAAAGAAGCTCAGCTATTGGATAAGAATTATAGTAAGAAGAAAAGGAGAAAGAAATATGAGCAAAGAAATTTTATCAGTACAGGATGCCCTAAAGGCGGTAAGAGCAAAAACAAAGGTAGATAAGAAGGGTGAGGAAGTTTGGGTTTATAACAGATTTAATGTTGATAGATTTAATACTGTTATGAGAGCATTAATCAATGATCCAGATTTCACATTTACTTCTACAACTCTTGTTGGTGATAATGCTGTTGATAAAGAGATTAAGCCAACAGAGAAGATGAGAGAGTTCATCTATAAGATTCTTGTAAACGCTGGAGTAGATAAGTCTGATGCTAAGTCAGTTATGAAGAGCGATTTCAAGATTGATAATGTTGATGGACTTTATGAGTTCTTTACAGTAGGTATGCAACTATTCATGAATGAGGGTAACAAGTTTGACTTAATTCCGACTAAGGATATGAAAGCAACACTTGCACTTAAGTCAGTTGCAGCAACAGAAGTTACTAAGGAAGTAAAGAATCCTAAAGATGGTTCTATTATTGGAACATTTAAGACATCAACAAAGGCACATAAGATTCTTAAAGCTGTATCAAAGCCACAGAAGAATCTTGTGAAGAAAGTAAAGATTAAGTAGTTATTATCATATATGGTAGAATGAATCTGATTGTGATTCATTCTACCAATTTACACATTAGTTAATAAGAGTAATCATCATAGCATTGGTGATTACTCTTTTTTCCTATTGAAAAACATTAGGGTAATCTATAGGAAGGAGTTTAATTAACCTCTATGGCGAATTTTAAATTTGGTAGTAAAGTGACTAATGGATTAAGTAATATGATCAAAACTGCATCTAAAGGCAAGATCAATACACCATGGTTACAAAATGCTGCCAGGAGCTTAGGAACGACAAGTTTAAAAGTTATTAAAGATATATCACCTAATATGTATGATATAGGTAGTAATGCATCTAATGGAGTAAAAGATATTACATCTTTCATGAGAAAGAGTGGTAATTCTACTGCTGCTAGAAGAGCTATTGCTAATAACAAATTTGTTAAACTTGGACAAACAGCCTATAAGAATATCCTAGAAGATCTAAAATCTGGTAACTTCAATAACGAAGACCGAGCAACTGATGAATTGATGAAAGGTGCTGGATTCGGTAATGGTGATAGTGGAGTAGGATTTGATGATTGGGGTATGGAAGAGGATATGGGTGGAGACACTAATATCCAAATTATAAACAACGATAGTGGTGGATCTCAAGAAACAGGTAAGATTACTTTAGCCATTGATGAATCAATGAGAAAATCAACTATGGCTAATATTGAGGCACAACAAGCCACTTTAAATACTTATATAACTATGACATCACAATCTATGTTGCAACATCAAGAGTCTACAAATAAGATTGTGACGGAATTAGCTAATATCAATAATAGTATTCAATCACTAGTAGAGTTTAATACTAGTAATATGAGTAACTTTATCACCACAGCTACAAGCTTCATGGAGAAGGTTGGTAGATTACAAGAAGAGCAAACTCTTGGTGGTAGTACTAAAACAGATAAAGCTAATCTATTTGCTGGTAAGATAGATTTAGAATCTTACACAGGTGTTATCAAAGATCAATTTAATACATACCTAGCAAATTCACCTATCGGAATGATGAAGACTGCTGTTGGCGGAGGTGGAGTATTAGAAGCTCTTGCAGCCAACCCATTAGGTATGATTAGTGAAGCACTTGTGGCTAAAATGATGCCAGAAGATTTGAAGAAAACTATGGCAGCTATTGACCAAGGTTTAGCTGATTTCTTCCCATCAGTATTATCAAAGATTGCTACAACTTGGGGTGGTATTAATGATCAATCCCCTGCTGGTCTTATTAAAGGATTCATTGGTAAAGTATTTGGTGTAACTGGACCTAATGAGAATGAACGAAATAGATTTACCATGTCAGGTAAAATCACTAAAGATAAAGTAGATTTTGATGGTGTTACTAGACATAGTATCGTTGAAGTAATTCCTAGATACTTATCAGAGATTTCTGCTTATACTAGATCATTACTAACTGTATCTGGTGGAGATGCTACTAAAGCTGATAAAGGTAGAAACATATTCGATTTCAGTAAAGGTGGATATAAAACATTTGATGCTGCTCAGAAAGAATTCTATGGTAATATCAGAGATACATCAATAGGTACTATTGATAGATCTAAATTTGGTAGAGCTATTCGTAGTAATATTGAAACATTTGCAGATGATGAAGGCAATATCAATCCAGCAGTCGTTGCTGCATATACAGACATGGTTGATAAGTACTTTGATCAATTAGAGAGATTTGGTGGATTTATTGACTTTACTGATTTAAGTCCAGAGAGTCCAGTTATGCAAATGATTTCTAAAACTGGATATACTGGTAAGATGAAGAAAGTTCTTGAAGAAGCAATGAAGTCTATTGCTAAGAACAAGACTTTATCTATGTCAGCTAATCCAGCAATTATGTCTGCTAGATTTGCTAGAAGAAATGTTATTAAAGATATGGCAACTAATGTCACAGATTATAATACATTCCAATTAGCAAATGTTGATAAACCAATAGACCAAATGACAGATGAATTATTTGGTGGTAAAGCTAAAAGTAAAACTACCAATCAATTAGGTTCTGGAAGTGGTAATAAGCCATTAGGTACTATTGCTATGGGTATCTTTAACATTCTTAATCGTGGTATTAACGTAAGAATGACTGGTAAGAAAGCTTACCCTAAGATGTCCTTAGAAGGTAATGGTGGAGATTCTGGTAGTGGTAATGAAAAACCTAATAAGAAGAAATCTAAAACTACTACATCCACAGTAACTGAGACAACACAACAAAAACAAGCATTACCTGGTGATTATGAAGATTCTATGCTAGGTGGATTATCTGATGAAGTTATTACATCTAAAGCAACTGAATTCTTTAAAGAAGATACTGAATCTAATACAGGTATTGCTAATCGTGCTATTGATATTATGCACGCATTTTTATTTGGTGGAGTTGCTGAAGGTACTGGATTATTAGCTGATTCATTAGCTGAGAAACTTAATGGAATGATTGATGTTGTATCTAATCAATTTATCAAACCATTAAAAGATGAATTTTTTGGCACTAAAGATGATAATGGATATCTTAGAAATGGTATCTTTGCTGGAATGCAAAATAAAGCATTAGATACTTATAGAATGATAGCCAGATCATTTAATGGTAAAGGTTATAAAGATTCACAAGGTAATGAAATTGCAGATGCTACTGATGAAGATTTCACTGTTATGAATACTCTTCGTAAGACTATTAGAGATGTTAAAGAAGGTGTATCAACTTACTTATTTGGTGAAAAAGAAGTAGATGAAAATGGTAATGTAAAACGAAATAAAGAGAATGGTAATATCGTCGGAAAATCTATTATGGAATTAAAGTCTGGTTTCCAGAGATGGGCTAGTGCTTTATTCGGTAAAGATGATGAAGAGATTAGTTGGGACGATATTAAAAAGAAAGCTGAAGAAGCATTACCTACTGCAATGACTGGTGCTGTTGCTGGTACTGGTTTAGGAATTGTATCTGGTGGATTACTTGGTACATTAGTTGGTGGACCTATTGGTGGTGCACTTATTGGTACAGCTTCATCATTTATTGTAAAATCTGAGAAATTCCAGAATTGGATGTTTGGTGAAGATAGAATCTTTGAAGATGAAAATGGTAATCAAACTATCAAAAAAGTCGGTGGAGTAATTAGTGCTGAGATCCAAGAGAAATTAGGTGCTGCTAAAAATCATATGATTGGTGGTGCTGCTGTTGGAATGGGTGTTGGTGCATTCACTGGTGGCGGTATGCTTGGTATGTTAGTTGGTGGACCAGTCGCTGGTGCATTGATGGGAGCTGCCGCAGGATATGCTCATAAATCTGGATTATTCCATAAATTCCTATATGGTGATATGGACGAAGGTGGTTGGCATAAAGGTATCATTCCTATGTTTAGAGGTATCTTTAGACATGGTGATAATGCTGATGGTAAAGATGGTGACCTAGGTATGATAACTCTCGGAATCGGTGGTGGTGCATTAAGTGCAGCACTAGTCGGAAAGATGGGATTACTAGGTGCTATGATTACACCATTTGGTCCTATTGGTGGAGCATTACTTGGATTGGCTGCATCAATTAAAGCATCTAAAGGTGGATTCAGACAATGGTTATTTGGATCATATGATGAGAATGGAAATAAGAAAGATGCTGGTGTATTAGGTACTTTTGGTAATATGCTCAAAGTAGAAGTCTTTGGACCATTCATGAATGAAGCTAAGACATTCATGGAAGATACTAGAGATTATTTAGTAGACAAGATTATGGCACCTATAGAATTTGCTGTAGAGCCTATTGCTAATCTACTAAGAAATGTTGCTGAAGGTATCGGTAATAAGATTACTGAAATCATGGATGGATTCAAGAAATCTATCAATGATAATATTATTAAACCTATTACACAAAATGTCAGAAAATTCATTATTACACCAATGAATAAAATCTTTGGTACTCTATTCAAAGGCATTACTGGAATTGCTAAACTAGTTATCGGACATCCATTCAGAATGTTAGAGATGGTTAGTAATACTGCTCATTTTATTAATAAGCATGAATCTCGTAAGAAAGTATATGCTGATAATATTAAAGAGCATGGTAGAATTGGTGGATTCATTGAGAATGCTAAAATCAGATTACATATGGGTGGTGCATATGAAGATGCATCTCATAAGTATCTTGATGATGATTATACTGACTATGATGAGCGTAAGAGAAGATTCAAAGAAGATAGAGAAAATAGATTAAAAGAAAGAAAAGCTAATCGTAAAGATAGAAGACGACAAGATTATAACCGTAGAATCATGGGTAGATTATCAAATTATCAACTCACTGATGATACTGTAGAAAATAGAGCTAAGCTAACAGAAATGTTACGAGGCACACATAAACATGCTAGGTTCAAAGGTGATGCTACTGATATCCAAATGGATCCAGGTAAACCATTATCTGAGAGAGCTATTATTAAAGCTAGTGGTAATACTAAAGCTCCAATCCAGAATCGTATCTTAGGTACTGTTACTAAGATCTTAAATGTATTACGTGGTAAATCTCCAGATGGTTCTAGCGATAGTCATGATACTATATTTAGTAGAATATTTGGAAATCATGGTAATGGTGGAGATAATGGTGATAATGGTAATGGTGGAGATGGTGGACATCTATCACCTCTTCAAAGAGCTATTAGATTATTACGTGGTGGACACACTGGAGAAGATATCATTGATGATGCTAATGATGATGAAGTAGAACATCATGCAGATGGTGGTGAGATTAAGTCTGGAGTATCACTTGTTGGTGAGCGTGGTCCAGAGTTAGTTATCAACAGACAAGGTTCAATGGTATATGGAGATAAGAATCCAATCTCTGTAAAAATTGCTGATGTCACATCAGATGCTAATCTTAAATTTGGTAAAGTTATTGGAGATAAGTTTGGTGGAGCTATTAATAAAATCTCATCATTCTTCATTAAGTCCCATAGAACTAAACAGCTAGAAGAAGATAATAATGATTATGCTGAAATAAAGAAAAAAGGATCATGGTTAACCTTCTTAGAGAGTAAAAAGCAAACCGATAAAGTCACTAATTCAAATGATGAGACTAATAAACTTCTTAGAGAAGGTAATAAAGATCGTAAGAAATCTTTATTCGATTGGTTAAAGACATTTGATTGGAAGAAGGGTGCTTTAGTTACTGCATTATTAGGATCATTACCATTCATCTTAGGATTCTTAAAGAATTTTAATCTAGGATCATTATTTGATAGAATGAAAGATATTGTCGGTAGTGCTATTACTCAGACTCAAAACGATCAAGCATATAATGATGCTAATCGTGAGAATGGTAATACTAGTTGGCAAGATTCATTATCAAATGTAGCTGGTGATGCTAGTGAATTGATGAAGGGTAGAGTAGATAAATGGGTTGCTCCAGATGGATGGGATCATGAATCTAATAGTAAACTTAGTTTCTTAGCTCATGTTGGTAAAGCTGGTTACGCAGTTCATAAAGGTATTAGGAATGCTAAATTAGCTAAGATGCAAAAAGCTGAGGAATTATTAGCAGCTAAAGAATCTAAGATGTCTACTGACGCTTTACTTAAGAGACAGAATCTATTAGCTATAAGACAAGAAGCAGCTAAGAAAGGTAAGAAACTTACACAAGAACAGATTGAGAATCTTGTTAAGAATGGTAGTGATGATTTACTCTGTCTCTTTACACATCTGACGCTGCCGACGAAGGCTTAGGTGTAGATCTCGGTGGGCGCCGTCGCATTAAAAAAAAAAAA